AGCTACGCGCTGCACGACGAAACGCCGTCTTCGGCTGCGACGATCTGGAGCGGGAAGATCACGGCTTACGGCTTCCGCGTAGCGCCGCCGGGGGCCGATGCGGTTGAGCCTGGAGCGGCAAGCTGGACCGGCGCGACGGTCACGGTCATGCAGGGCGAAAGCGTCCCCACGGTCGTCGTCACCTACATGGGCGCGACGGGATACGGCGTCCCGACCGGCGGGACGGTCGGGCAATACATCCGCAAGGCATCTGCGACCAACTTCGACACGGCGTGGGATACCATCACGGCTGACGACGTGTCAGGCCTGTCGGCGAGCCTGTCGACGCTCACCTCGGCAGACGCCTCGCTGACAAGCCGGGTGTCGACCGAGGAGACCACCCGCGCCACCGCCGACACCTCGCTGACCACGCGGCTTTCCACCGAGGAAGCGGCCAGGGGCTCAGCCGACACGTCTATCGTCACCCGCTTCTCGACCGCTGACACGAGCCTGGCGACCGCTGCGGCGGCAACGTACCTGCCCTTGGCGGGCGGCACCATGTCCGGCGTCTTGGCGACGATTGCCGGCACCGCCGCGCTCCCCGGCCTTGCGGTGGCGGGCGATCTGAACACCGGCATCTATGCTCCTGCGGCTGACACGCTGGGCCTGTCGGTGGGTGGCGTCGAGGCGCTGAGAGTAGCGTCCGGTCTGGTGACGGCCCCGACCAAGCTGGCGGTAAGCAACTCTGCACTGGGTGGCACTGCGCTCGACGTCTTCTCCGCCTCTGCTGGCAACCTCGCGGTCTTCCAGCATAATGCTGTCGCCAATGGCGGAAACATCCTCGCGATCACGATGGGCAATGCCCTGACGGGCTCCGCCTACGGGATCAACCTCAGCGGTTCGTCGACTGGCGGCCTGTTTCACTATGTACAGCAGAACGGCGCGGGCAACGCCGGGTTCTACGGCCTTGTGATTGGCGCTGGTGACGCGCTCTTCCGGGCGGAGGTCAACGGCGCCACATCATGGGCGTTCGGCCTCGACAACAGCGACAGCGATGCTTTTGTCGTCAGTCAGGCCTCGGCCCTCGGCACGAACAACCGCCTGCGGATCGCGACCGACGGCGTCGCGACCCTCTACAACAACCTGCTGTTCTCGGCGGATGCGACCTACAACATCGGCGCTGCTGCCGCGAACCGACCGAACAACATCTACGCGGCGGGCCTGATTGGGTTCGACGGCAGCAACTATCACATCATCCGGAACAGTTATGTCACGACGTTCGTAAACGGCGGTGCGCGCTTGGCGGTCGGCCCCTCGGGACAGGCGTCTATGACCTCTACCGGGTGGATACAGTGGGCCTCGTCCAGCGATCCGGCAGCCACCGGTGACACCTTTATCTATCGCGATGCCGCTAACACTGTAGCCCTCCGCAACACCACGACCGCTCAGACCTTCAGGGTCTACAACACCACGGACGGGACGAACCTTGAGCGCGGCTTCATGCGCTGGGCGGGCAACGAGTTCCTGATCGGCACCGAGAAGGGTGGCACAGGCACCGCCCGCATCATGGTGTTCCAGACGGACGGCGTGTCGCGCTGGTTTATGAGCACCGGGGGCAACTTCGTCGCTGCCGCTGACAACACCTACGACATCGGGGCGTCGGGCTCAAGCAGACCTAGGCACATGTTCTTAGGCAGCGACCTAAATGTCGGCGGCCAAATTGTCGGTGACTATAGCGCCCGCATCGGTGCTATCGAGAGCTACCGCTTTAATGGTCGGGCGCGCATCTACAGCCCGGCTGACGGCATTCTCCTCCTACAAAATAACGCTGCCTCCGACTTTACCCGTCTCCAGTTCGGCGGGACGACGAGCGCGTTCCCCGCCCTGCGCCGCACCGGCACGTCGGTCGAAGCCGTCCTTGCCGACAACAGCGCTTACACCGGGTTCAACGCCGACAACATCACGGCGGCGACAAACCGGGCCATCGCGGCGGGTGGCATTGCCGGGGTGGGCTTCAAGTTGTCGACCACCGCGAACTTCGGCGTCTTTTTCGGTTCTGGCGCGCCGACGATTTCAGCCGCCAAGGGCTCGCTCTACCTCCGCTCGGACGGCTCGGGAACTAGCGACCGCATGTACGTCAACACCGATGGCGCGACGGCTTGGACCGCCGTGACCACAGCAGCCTAACGCAAGGACCCCTACCCATGCTCATCACCTATTCCATGAAGATCGACAGCCTCGACTGCGTCCCATCGCTCGACGGCCTGTCCAATGTCGTCACCCGCGCCATCTGGACCATGACCGGGACCGATGGCGACCTGACCGCCTCGACCAGCGCCAGCACGGAGTTCCCGGCGCCGACGCCCGAGCAGCCGTTCATTTCTTTCGATGACCTGACCGAGGAAACCGTCATCGGCTGGGTCGAGGACTGCGCTGACGCGGCCTACCTCGAAAGCCGCCGCGAGGTCATCGCCGGCATGATCGCCGCCCAGATCGCCCCGCCGGTTATCACGCCGCCCCTGCCGTGGGCCGAGCCCGCCGCCCAAGAAACCCCGGAGTAAGACCTATGGAACCCGCTGCCCCGACCCTTACCATCACCTTTGACCCCCGCGAGACCGACATGCTGATGGAGGCAATTAACGTCGCCATAAAGGCCGCGCCCAACGCCATTGAAGCGTCCCTGGCCCTCAACCCGGTGGCCGTGAAGATCGCCCAGGCGCGGCAGGCCCTCGCGCAAGACGCCGCCCCGCCCACCTAGCCCCTCCTGATATTTCCAGAGCGAGTGATCCGAATGCCGGTCTCGGGTGAACTGATTACGATTGGTCTGGCTGCGGTCGCGGCCATCGTCTGGCTGGTCCGCTTAGAGGGCCGGGTAAACACGTCAGAGAAGGTCGCCGCCGCTATGGAGCGTGACCTTGCTGCGGCCAACGCCCGCGCCGACGCCGAGGCTGTTGCCCACCGGGCCACCGCTGACAGCCTGATCAGGGTCGAGGAGCGGCTGAAATACGTCTGCGAAATGCTCGAACGTCACTTCGTCATCGAGGAGCCTAACTCTCGCCGTCGTCGCACTGGTGGCACGGCGTCGTGAGTGGGGTTGACGACACGCCCGCTGAAGTCAGCTTCAAGTGGCGGCGGATCTACACATTCGGACTAGGCGGGCTCACCGCTATCGGCGTGGGCGTTATCATCGCCAAGCTGACCGATGCGGATGCGCTTAAGTGGGTGGCGATAGCCTTGGTCGCGCAGAACGTCGTGGTCATGGGCTTCTATATGGCTGGGGCGTCGCTGGTCGATTACGCCAAGCTGGCCGCCGGTTGGCGCGGAAGCCCGACACCGCCCCCGCCTGTCGAGCAAGCCACTCCCTAAACGGCAAACCCTGAAACCTTCGGCCACTGGCCCAAGGGCCGGGCCTTTCGATAGGTGATCCCGCATGAGTACGCCTTGGAGCCGGGAACGGTTCGAGCATCTGTGTGAGACGATCAACGAGTGCCTGGAGGAGGGCTTTCCCCTTGATCCGGGTCGGGGGTCGTTTGAGGGCAGCGCCATCCGAGAGGCTGCCGACCGGCTCGGCGTCAATCGCAACGGCGTCTATGACCGGCTCAAAACAGCCAAGTGCAAATATGGACTAGAGCCCGATCCTGAGCGGTTCAAGCCTCGCCAGAACGCCCCGATATTTGAGGTCGATAGCTTGCCTGACGATGGCGAGCCGAACGCGCGCGAGCTGATTGATCAGTTGAAGGTCCGGCACCTGAAGCGCAAGGCGTTTGACGACGCCGCCAAGCTCCAAACCCTTCGCGTCTCCATGCCCGGTCCCATAGCCGTGGCGTTCTTTGGCGATCCCCATATCGACGATCCCGGTTGCGCTTGGTCCGACCTAGAGCGGGACATCGCCACCTGCCGCGACACGCCGGGCATGATGGCGGTCAACATCGGCGACACCACGAATAACTGGGTCGGGCGGCTCATGGGCCTGTACGCCAATCAGGAGGTCACGAGCCGGCAGGCGCTGACCCTGATCGAGTGGGTGCTGACAGAGATCCCGTGGCTGGTGACGGTCGGCGGCAATCACGACACCTGGAACACACAAAAGGGCGACGTGTCGGAGGTTATCCACCGGCTGAAAAAGCTACCGGGCCTGTACGAGAACGTCGGCGCCCGGATGCGGGTGTGCCTGCCCGGCGGCGCGGAGTTCACGATGAACGTCCGCCACGACTTCCCCGGCGGTTCGCAATTCAACCCGGCTCACGCGCTTGTGCGTCAAACGCTGTTTGACCATCGCGACCACATCCTTGCGTGCGGCCACCGCCACACGAGCGGCTACATCCCGATCTGGCACAACGACCCGGCCCGGCTCTGCCACGGATTCCGGGTCGGCACCTACAAGGACTTCGACCACTACGCGAAGGAGAAGGGCTTCAAGGAGTCCAACTGGGCGCGGTCAATGGCCGCTGTGATTGACCCTGACTATGCCGACGATCCGGTGCGCTACATCAAGCCGTTTTTCTCGCTGGAGGAAGCGGCGGAATATCTGACCTGGCGCCGCACAAAGTGGGACGCTGGAAAAAGCGCCGCCGCATGACCCCTGAAGAAGCCAAGCGCCGTCACGACGAATGGTACGCCAAGCGCGCCGAATGGGTGCAGGCGATGGTCGATGCAGGGTTCCGCGTGAAGCCCAAGCGTCTCGGCAAGGGCAAGCATCCCGCGCCCGCTGCGCTGCCGGTCGATCCTGAGCCGGGCTGATGTGGCCGCTAGTCCACGTCGCTGAGGGCGTTCTGATCGGGGTGGGTGTCGCATGGCTCTGCTGGCGTTCGCGTGCGGCTACGCGCTGGGCGTCGGCTCTGTTGTCGCGGGCGGCGTCGTTCTGGCGCGGTGGGCGATGAGGCGGGCGGTCGATCCGTCGCGCCGGTAATCTCAACACAGGAACAGTCTATGACGGATCGCTTTGACGCGTGCCTGCCTCACATCCTGCACCATGAAGGCGGCTGGGCGGATCACCCGAAAGACCCCGGCGGCGCGACCATGAAGGGGATCACCCTCGCCGTGTTTCGCGAGTGGACCGGCAAGCAATCGACCAAGGCCGAGCTAAAGGCGATTTCTGACAATACCGTCGCCGCTATATATCGAAAGAACTATTGGTTTCCGTCGCATTGCGACAAGCTGCCGGCGGGCGTTGACCTGATCGTCTTCGACCTGGCGGTGAACAGCGGGCCGGGGCGGGCGCGTCGGTTTCTTCAGGAGGCGGTCGGCGCCGAACCTGACGGCGTGATCGGGGCCAAGACGCTCGCCGCTGTCGCCGCCCTGCCGCCGCGAGAGGTCATCCTTCGCCTGCGGAACCGTCGCGAACGGTTCTACAAGAGCCTCAACACCTTCGGCACGTTCGGCAAGGGCTGGATGCGCCGGCTGTCTGAGGTCGCCGTGGCTGCTGATCGGATGGCGAAATGACCCAAGCCCGCGCCATCATCGCCGCGCTGGCCGCCCTCGCGCTAGCCCTGCTGTTGGCCGTCGGCTGGTTCCAATGGCGAGCGGCCAAGGATGCCAAAGCCCGCGCCGTCGTGGCTGAGCAGGGTCAGGAACTTGCCGAACAGACCACGGGCATCATTGAGCGGACGGTTCGCACGGAAGTTGTCGTGCGTCAGGAAGCGGAAAGGCAAGTCGATGTCGTCCAGTCAGCACCGGGGGCCGATGCGCGCCTCGATCCCGCTTTCACTGATGCTCTGCGCGGGTCTCTTAGCGTCATGCGCGGGGAGCCCAAAGCCCCTGACGATCAACGTGCCGCCGATCCTGCGGGAAGCCTGCCCTAGGGCCGACGTAGGGCCGCTGGAGACCGTTGGCGACCTTGGGGCGCTAGCACTACGCCAAGAGGCCGCGTTGACCGTGTGCGATGGCCGTAGAGCCGCAGCCGTGGCTATCGTTGACGCTCACCGGGAAACGGTAGACCCCCGGCCCTGGTGGAAGCTGTGGAAGTGATGGCCCTCGCTGGAAACGGCGGGGGCCTTTTCTGCGTTTGAAGGGTGAGACACTATCCCCGCTACTTGATCCCGCGCGCGTCTTTGTAGGCGCGCAAGGTCGGGCTTTCATATCGTCGCCCGGCCCTTGGCTCCGCTTCCGGCGGCGCGGGCAAAGCCGGGCGCGCAACGTCCTGAAGCGCCTCACCGGCCCGCCATTGTGCGACCAGCTCATTGTATTTTGGCATTAGGTCGGTCACGCCCTGAAGGCGCCAGAACAACGTTGAAAGGTGGCACGCTATCGCCACGTCCTCGGGAACTGCGTTTTCGTCGATGAACTTGACGAGCGCGGGGTCCGGGGAAAACCACTCGCCGTGTTGCCTATGCCGCGAAAACCGGCTGTGGAGATGGCGCTCTAAATCGGCGTGGTCCCTGGCGCGGATCAGGCCAATGATCTCCAGCTTGTCAGGCGACCCAACTTGAAGCGCGTTCAGGCGGCGCCGAGGCAGGTTCGCGATACCGATCTTGATAAGCCCGACCGTTTTAGCGCGAACAAAGTAGACCCAGCTAGGTTCGGGAATGGTGGACGCGGTAGGGATTGAACCTACGACCCCGCCCGTGTGAAGGGCGTGCTCTCCCGCTGAGCTACGCGTCCCCGGTTCAAGCGAACCAGACTCCCGATCCGAAAGCGTTGATTCCACTAGAGAGCCCTCATCCGTGTGAACGAGGTTGCGCACCCCGCAAGCGTTGAAAAGATACGCAAATCCCGCGTTCTCATTGGCGAACAAGCGCCGAACACGACAGGAACGTCAGGACATAATAGACCACGCGGGCGAAAGAGCAACTAACTACCACGCCCTTACCAATCAAGGGCTTGGGCGGCGGTGCGCAGATGTTCGGGTGACAGGTGCGCGTAGCGCCGCTCCGTCACCCTGGTATCGGAATGCCCGGCCATGCGGCTGATCTCGAACATGGGGACGCCGCTCATCGCCATCCACGAAATGGCCGTGTGGCGTAGGACGTGCGGGGTTACACCCTCAACGCCAGCCCGGCGGCAGGCTGCGGCAAACCCCTTCTTGATTGAGAAGACCCGATGGCCTCCCCACTCGATGACGTGTTCGCACGTCCGGGCGGCATAGAGGACGCGGAGATAGCGATAGGCCCGGCGGTTCATGGGGACGCGGGCGCGCGCCTTCATCTGCGCATCGACAGCCTCGCCGCGCGGCAGGTGGATCACCCGGCGCTCGAAATCCACCCGCGCCCATGTCAGCTCCAGAAGGGCGCTCTGGCGGGCAGCGGTGGCCACTGACAGGGCGATGAAGGCCCGGACGTGGGAAAACCGCCGCGTGGCCTTGATGAGCCCGCGCACCTCGTCTTTCGTGAGGTAGCGATCCTTCGGGGGTGGCGGGGCCGGAAGCTCGAAGATTGCCACGGCGCCGCGCTTGTGGAAGTTCAGCGCCGCCCGGACCACTTCCAGTTCCTTGCGCACGGTGTTCGGCTTGCGCCCTGCCTCATAGCGCATGGCCGCGTATTGGCGGCAGAGGTCGCGGCTGATCTGGTCAGGCCGCAGATGCTCGAAGGTGTCCTTGGCCTGCTTCCAGGCGCCGCGCAGGTCTTCGGCCCGGATGGCGGTCTTGTCCTTGTCGGTCAGGTACGCATCGACCAGCTCGCCCACGGTGTCGCCCGCTGGCTTGGCGGTCCAGTCCTTTAACCGGCGCTTGGCCTCTTGAAGATCGGCTGTGCGGAGCGAGGTGCGTTCCGTGCGGCCATCCTTTGTTCGGACGGCGGCATAGTTTCCCCGGTAGAGTTTAACCCGCCATTCTGACATTCGTATTCCTCGACGGCCTCGGGCCGGATGCGGATTTGACGACCTACGCGGAAGGCCCGCAAGGCTCCAGCCCGGACAAGGTTGCGCACGGTGGCGGAGGACACCTCCCATCGATCGGCAAGCGTCTCTGCGGTGTAGGCGGCCCGGCTCATGCGAACAACTCCCCCTGCTGGCCTCTCTCGGCCTCTGTGGCGCGGTGTTCGGTCATGCGGCGGCTTCCTCATAGAGATCGACCTGCACCGGGCGGCCAACCCATCGCGGCGGGCATTGCGCGGCGTCCCAACGGTCAGCCATCGCGCGGGCCGTGTTCTGCGGGCGGTTGTGGTTGCGGGCGACGTCGGTGCTGTCCACGCTCGCGAACGGCCACTCCCGCCCGGCAAGCTGCATCCCGCGCAGCATGTGAACCGTCGGCGTCCAGCGGTGACGCTTGGCCAGCTCGTTCCAGGCCTGATCCATGCGGGCCACCCACGCGGGCGCCAGGATCGTCGCATACTCAGCTGTCGAGCCGATGCAGATGCGGGGCCATTCATCGGCGAGGCGAAGCGCCCGCTCTATCGGTTCGTCCATATGCCAGACCGGGGCGCCCTTGTGGCCGTGTGGCCATTCGCGGATGAGCGCGTCCTGCTCCTGTGACCCGGCGTCGATCACGTCGGGGATGACGGCCCAGGTTGTCGGGTACTCAAGCCACCGTTCGGCCCATGCGTAGTAAGCTGGCCAGTCCGTCGGCCTGCCCACCTTCCACGCGCTGAAGGCCCCGTTGTCCAACATGACAGACTGGCCGATTTGGTGAACCCGCCCGACATGCGCAGGGTAGGCGTGCGAGACGCAGAAATGCTTTCCGGCCAGAGAATAGAACTCTGGAAGCGGCCAGATGTCGGCGCCATGGTAGTGGATCACCCGCACGCCCCCACCTTCGCCCGGAGCCGCTCAACCGGCCGGCTGATCTGGACGCCGTCGCAGTCCATCACCTGCATGATCGCGGCGGCCAAATCCTCGGCGCGCGACAGGTCGTCGGGAAGCGTCGTGTGGTCCCAGGCGGTCAGGATGACGCGGAGCTTTTCCTGCAACACCACAGCATCGCGCCCGTCGGCATCGAACCAGCACACAACCTCATAGCTGTGGCCGTGAACCTCGCGGCGCACCGGGTCGCGGTGGGACGCGCTGAAAAACCAGCCGACGCCGATCATGGCCCTCTCTGACGGGCCGGCCATTAAGCTGCCTTCCCATCACATACCGGCCCGCTCGGGAATGTGTCGGGACAAGCCTCAATTGCAGCGTGACCGGCCTCCGTGACCTGCCAAGCCATCATCGGCCCGCTCGACCTAAACGGCATCGCCTCGCCGGGCTCGCAGACGGGGACGGCCTCAATCCAACCAGCGACTCGCAAGCTCTCCATGGTTGGCCCGGTGCCGGCAATCATACGTCCCCTGCGCCCTCCGGCGTAGATCAACTCCCGCGCCAAAAACGGGCGGCGGCGCAAGGCGATAGAGGCTTTCAGCGCCTTCAGTGCGGCCCAGCGCGTAAGGGTTAGGGTGGGCTTCATGCTGCCTCTGTCTGGTTGAGGGCGACGCCTTCACGGGCGGCAAAGGCGTGGAGGAGTTCGAGGAGATCCGACATCTCGGGAATGGTCAGGCGCGAGGAGCGGAACCCCAGCGGAAACACGCCGTCGCCGTCCAGGGTCGGGATAAACCGCGTCTCGTGGCCAAGGGCGTGCATGAGCATCGCCTTGTAGGTGTCGGGGCTCATCTTGACGCCTTGGTGAAACGGGCGCTGCCGGGCGAGGTCAGTAAGGCTTGCCCACATCTTTCGGTTCTGATCGTCCGTTCGAAGGCGCTCGCGAAACTCAACCTGCGTTCCCTCCGGGGCGTTCATGCACCAGTTGGCGGCGGTCTGCCGGTTGGCCTTGGTGTTGAGGATGACGAGGGAGCGGCTCACTACTTCACGCGCACCGCCAGCGAGGTTCCGCCGTTGGAAAGCGTCAGGCCCGGCACTTCCTCGCCGGCCAGCATGGCGTCCTTAATCGCGGCCTTGTCGGCTTCGCAGGTCCAGCGCCTGAACTTCTCGGGGAGCGTTTCAGGGTCCAGGTCCGCCGGGTAGATGACGGACGGCGAGCCCTGCCGCATGGAAAGCGTCGCCTCGGGGCGTTCGATCTTCGTCAGGCCGGTTTCGTCCATGAACCGGGCGAGGGCGCCGCGCGCGGATTTAACCGCCTCCTCGTAGCGTTTCTTGCGGGCGCCGTAGTTGCTAACCAGATCGCCAAGGATGGCGGCGTGCGACTGCTTTTCAGCCATCCACCGGAGAAGGCGGGAGACGGCTTCCATCGCGTCGGATTCCCCCTCAATCACGTCCGCGATCAGGTCCTCATCATCGGCGAACCCGCGCTCCCGAAGGGCGTCAGCGAGGCCCTTGGCGGTGATGGTGTGGCGGTCCAGGTACGGGGCGGCGGTCATGCGGCGTCCTTCCACCTGCGGGCTTCCGACTGCATAATGGTGACGACGCGGGCGTAATCGACGTCCGACATAACCGCCTTCCAGTTGGCGCGGTTGGCCTCCCATGTCGCCTTGAAGTCGTCGGCGCTGGTCGCGGCCTTTAGGCCCTTGATGGCGAAGTCGGCGGCGCTGGGGGCGGCTTCCACGTTCGCCTGCGTCTTGTCGTACAGGGCGAGGCCGAACGGGTTGCCGAAGGTCATGAGGGCGCGCTTCATCGCGTCCGTCTCGGCTTCCTTGAGGGCGCTTTCGTGGGCTTGGTCCACGTCCTTGTCGATGCCGGAACCGAACCCGCAGCCCTCGCGGATGATGGTGCGATCTCCGGCCCGAACGGTGATGCGGACACGGCAGGAGTAGCCGACGCGGGCCTTGTCGCCGACCATGCGCGGCTCGCCGAGTTGGCGAAGTTCCACCGTCTCGCGGTCCCACTCCCCGAACCCGAAGATGCGGTTAGCCTCGGCGATGGCGTGCCAGCCTTCAATGTAGGACAACTCGCGCCCGGCTTGCGTGCGCGTGGCAACAACGGCCTTGTTAAGCGGGGCTGACAGGTCGGCGGTCTGTTCGGGCGTGAAGGTCATTGCGGCTTGTCCTTGGTCGGATTGAGGCGTTCGGCTAGGTCGTCGGCCTGCTGGCGAAACATCGCGGCCACGCTAGGGTCATGGGATTGGGAGAGGCGGCGAAGCCACGCCAAATGGTCGGCGGCGGCTTTGCGCTCGAAGTAAAAAATCACGCGCTCGCTCCCTGCGGCCAGACCTTCCGCGCCCTGCCATCAGGTCCGACACGCTGAACGATGACCTGAGCCGGGTACGTCGGATGATCGAGGCGGTTGCGATGCCACTCGGCGCGCTGTTTCGCCCTGGCGAAAACGTCCAGCGCCTCAATGACGTGGCCGGTGTTGGGGATGACGATGCGGTAAGCGGCCATCAGACAGGCGCTCCATTCAGGAATTGACAGTCGGGGCAGGGCGAGCCGTCGTGGTCCTCGGCGGCCACGACTTCGAAGGGTCGGCCCGTCGGGATCGGCTCGCTGCAATCGGGGCAAGTCGCCGCGACCAGGCAGGCGTCAGGGCCTCCGATCTGGTCGGGGTAGCTGGACGGGTTCACGACGCGCTCTCCATCATGTTGCGGTAGGTGTTGATCCGGCGGACGGACCACGACAGCGGCGGCTCGCCCTGCGGCATCCCGCAGCGGGTCGCGGCGTCTCTCATGGCCTCGTATGCCGGGCGTCCCCACGTCGAGCGGTAGCGGTCCACGGCGTCGGCGAGGGCGTCATAGTCGGCCAGTGAGCCGGTGAGGGGTCGGGCGGACGCTGGGGAGAGGTCAGCGTCCGCCCTGCCGCGCGGGGAGCCTCCGTCGCCGCTTACTGGGCGGCTGCACGGTTCGCGCGGGGTTCTGTTGATGGGCGACCAATCGAGAACGGTCATGACGTGATGATCCAGATGAGCGCCGCCCAAACGATCAGGACGACGGTGAGGTAATTGGCGGCGGAGCGGCTGGGGCGGGTCATCGACCGCTCGCCATTTCCCAGCGGTGTTCCGCTGCCTGTTCGGCGTGGTCGGTGTCGGCGTCGGCGAGGGCATCCTCGGCTTCCGACAGGAAGTGCTGAAGGATTAGCGCCGACAGCTCCGGCGAAACCGGAACCATGCGCGTCGTCTTGTGACGCAGGCCAATCGGGGCGGCGCGGTCATAGACGATCAGGCCGATCTCGGTGATCTCGGCTTCCGCGTGACGGTCGAGGGCTTCGACGATCACTTCAACTTCAAAGCTGATGGTCGCGGTCTGCATGGGGTGTCTCCCGTTTGTGGAAACACTATGCGCAACGCATAACAGCATGTCAACGCAAAACGCATAGCAGCGCGCCACTTGTTTTCACGGCTATGCGACAGCGGAAGTTATTGGGGGGAGGGCGGCATAGCCGCTAGGCGTCGTCGTCCGTGACCGGCGAAAACAGAATCGGCGGGCGCTCGCGTCGGGCGTAGTCCGCGACGACAACGCCAATGATTTTTGGGGCCGTCTGGTCATAGTCGCCAGCGGCAGAGAGGATGAACGGCTCCTGATAATCCGGGTGCGAACTGCGCGGCATTAGCGCGTTCTTTCCGTCAATCGTCATCAGCTCTTTAAGCGTGATCTCGATTAGCCCGTTTTGCTGGCGTTCGCAAACGACGTGATCGCCGACACGAAGCCCGGCCTCCGCAGGCGAGGCGACGATGACATATCGCCCAGGGGGATAGAGGAGGTCCATCGACGGGCCGGCGACGCGAAGCGCCCAAAGCGCCGCTCTTTCATAGCCCGGCACGTCAACCGAAAGGCTTTCACTAGCGTCAATCGTCGCACTCACGCCAATCTCCCGCCAAACTCCGGCGGCAACTTCACCCATTATGGGTACGCTACGCAAGGTGGATTGTGGACGTTTTTCGCGGCTGACCGGTCCATTTTTGACCCAAAGCCGCATTTCCGCAGCCGGAATCGGCCTTCCGTCGTCTGGCGATTTTGTCGGAGGAGGGGTCATTTTCGCCCCCGTTCCGGTGCCGAATAGCAGCCACTGCGGCGTCACCTTGAACATCTTGGCGTAGCGTTCAGCTGACTTTGTAAATCCGCGGCTGCCGTTCTCGTGGGCCATGTAGGTCTGCTGGGGAATGCCCATAGCGTCCGCCGCCGCTGGCGCTGTTTCAAATCGCGCGGCTATGCGGGCGGCTTTAAGGCGGGCGGCGGAACTGGACATTTCGCACAGATATAGAAACTCATTATGCGTTTCGCCTTGCATTAACGCTATGCGCGATGCATAGTGCTCACCCATGACAACACATGCTGACATCATTAAGCGAGCGGGCACCGCAGCGGCGATCCTCGACAAGATCGGGAATGTCGTCTCGGTCCATACTGTCACCTCCTGGCGCCAGCGGAACAGCATTCCAGCGGAACACTGGAAGGCGTTTTGCGATACCGGCCTCGCCACACTGGACGAACTCGCAAACGCTGCCGCTGAGCGTCCTGCGCGAGCAAGGGACGCCGCCTAGATGGCCGCCCCCAAACCCGCGCCTCGGCGCCACAATTCAGAGGGTAACCCGCTCCGGCTGGTCCTCCCTAATCAAGACACCCCGGAGGCGACTAGCACTCGCCTGTCCGGTGAACTTCCTCCCCTGGAAGGCCAACTCCCCTCGCCGCAGTCGAGCGCGGCGGGGGGCCTTTTGGGGGCCGATCTGGTCGCACTGGCCAACCGCCGTGAGCATGACGCGCTCGTTGCCGATGCCCTGCGCCTTCGCCGTGTGCAGGTCGGTAATCCTGAGGCCCGCCGGAAGCTGGCCGTTGCTGTTCGCCGGATGCTGGAACTGGAGCGCCGGGCATGAGCCTTGCCGATTATCGCGGCTTGATCGCCGCCAAGCGCATTGCCTTTGTTCCGCGCGGGATGGCGACGATCCCCAGCCTGAACCCGGCGCTAAAGGATCACCAACGCCACGCGGTCGAGTTTGCGCTTAAGGCCGGTTGCGCTGCGCTGTTTCTCGATACGGGCCTTGGCAAAACGCTCTGCGCTTTGGAATGGGGCCGCATCGTCGTTGAACACACAGGGCGCCCGGTCCTGATGCTCGCCCCGCTGGCCGTCGCCGCTCAACACGAGCGCGAAGCGGTCAAGTTTGGCATCGACGCCAAGGCGGTTCGCGAGCCCGACGAGATCACCACGCCGCGCGTCTACATCACCAATTACGACCGGCTGGCCAAGTTTGACGCCGAACAGTTTGCGGGCGTCATCCTGGACGAAAGCAGCATTCTAAAGAGCTTCCACGGCGCCACGACCAAGGCCCTGATTGCCACCTTCAAGCACACGCCGTTCCGCCTTTGCTGCACCGCGACCCCGGCGCCGAACGATCATGCCGAACTAGGCCAGCACTCCGAGTTTCTGGGCGTCATGTCGCAAAGCCAGATGCTCACGCGCTGGTTTATCCATGACAGCGCCGACACTGGCAACTGGCGCATGAAGGGCCACGCCGTTCAGGACTTCTGGAATTGGGTGGCGAGCTGGGCGCGCTGCGTTTCCAAGCCCTCTGACCTTGGATTTAGCGACGAAGGCTATGACCTGCCCGCGCTCGATCTGAAGCGCCACATTGTCGAGGCGGATCGCTCGCTTGACGCGGGCGCCGAGAAGGACGGCCAGGCACGGCTGTTCCGTATGCCCGATACGTCCGCAACCTCGATCCACCGCGAGAAGCGGATGACCACTGACGCCCGCGCCGACGTTATTGCGGCCCTGGTGGCGCAAGAGCCGGGCGAGGCTTGGGTGGTCTGGTGCGACACCGACTATGAAGCCGACGCGCTGGCCGACCGCATCCCCGGCGCCGTTGAGGTTCGCGGCTCGATGAGCCCCGACGTCAAAGAGGCTAACCTGACCATGTTCTCGACGGGACAGGTTCGGGTGATCATCACCAAGCCGTCAATCGCCGGGTTCGGCCTTAACTGGCAGCACTCCGCGCGCATGGCGTTCGTGGGCCTCTCGTTTTCGTATGAGAGCTTTTATCAGGCCATCCGCCGCTGCTGGCGTTTCGGCCAGTCGCGCCCGGTTAGCGTTCACGTCGCCTGCGCTGATACCGAAGAAAGCATCTGGCAAATCGTCAGCCGCAAGGCGGGCGACCATGACGCCATGAAGGCTGAGATGACCGCTGCGATGGCCCGCGCGTCGCACAGCGTCCCCGAACAAGCACCCTATCAACCGGCCAAGCCTTTGGCCCTTCCGCAATGGATTGCCGCATGACCGCTGTTCTTGACAGCAACCAAGGCGAACGCTTCGCCGCCTATAACGCCGATTGCGTGGAGTTTGCCACTAACCTGCCTGACAACTCGCTCGACTTTTCCGTCTACTCGCCGCCGTTCGCTCACCTGTTCGTCTACAGCGACAGCGAGCGGGACATGGGTAACGTCAAGGACGAGGCTGAGTTCAAGACGCTGTACCGGCATCTGGTCCGCGAGAAGTTTCGCGCGACCAAGCCGGGCAGGCTGACAGCGGTTCACTGTTCGGACATTCCGCGAACGAAGTCGATGCATGGCGCCGTCGGGCTCTATGACTTTCCGGCGGATATTCGGGAGGTTCACGAGGCTGAAGGCTGGACCTACCACAGCCGCGTTACGATCTGGAAAGATCCCGTTGTTGAGATGACGCGGACCAAGGCGCTGGGGCTGCTGTACAAGCAGCTCTGCACCGACGCCACGCGCTCCCGCCAAGGGATGCCCGACTATCTGCTGGTGTTCCGCAAAACGCCTGCCGATGAAAGCGAGGCCGATAAGGTCGGCCAGGATCGGACGCTGTTCCCGGTCACGCAATGGCAGCAATGGGCCTCGCCGGTCTGGATGGATATCCAGCAAACGAACGTCCTTAACGTCAAGGTCGCCCGCGAGGACAAGGACGAGCGCCACCTTTGCCCGCTGCAACTCGACCTGATCGAACGCGCGGTGCGGCTCTGGACCAACCCCAATGACGTCGTGTTTAGCCCGTTCATGGGCATCGGCTCGGAAGGCTGGGCCTCGCTCAAGGCCGGGCGCCGGTTCATCGGGACCGAACTGAAGCCCGCCTATTTCCGACAAGCCGTCCGCAACCTGACGGAAATGGAAGCGCAATCGACCGGCCCTTCGCTGCTTTCCGTGGCGGGTGTTGCATGACCGGCCGCACCGGTCCCGAGTGGTCCAGCAACAATCCCAACGCCGTTATTCCGAAGACGGTCAAGGCGCGCGTCTGGCTGAAGTGCGAGGGCCGTTGCGCCTTGACCGGCCGCAAGCTGGGGCCGGGCGATGCCGTGGACTTTGACCACATCACGCCTCTGTCGATGGGCGGCAAGCACGCCGAGAGCAACCTGCAATTGGTCAGCCGCGAAGCTCACCGGGCGAAGACCGCCAAGGAAGCCGGGCCGCGTTCGAAGGCTGATCGGATGCACGCGAAACATTTTGGCTACTGGCCGCCTTCGCCCCGCAAGCTCCAAGGCCGTTCGTTTGCCAAGCGCGGGGATGTGCGGTCATGAGGTCTTACCCCGAAAAGCGGCGCCGCGTGTTTTTCGCTGAGCATGACGCGATCCTGCGCGAGCAATACGCGGATGCGTCCAGCGAGATGATTACGAGCTGGGCCAAGGCCTGGAACGTGTCGCGCGACGCTATTCGCAACCGCGCTCTTGTTCTTGGCGTGCGGCGTTCGCAGGCGGCTAAAGAGGCGGCGTTGGCGCAAGGCCAGCACGACCGCAACGGCACTGTCGGGATTTACGAGATCCCGGCGCCGAACCGTGACGAGGACTATTCCGCCGCCTGCCTCGCTGAAGGCGGGTTCGGGCGCTTCCTCGAAACCAGAGGCCGCAACGGCGAACCGCGCCTGACTGGCCCCTATGTGCCCTACACCGCCGAACGCAACGCCAGACGCTCACAGGTGGCCGCATGACCAAGGGTTTAACTGCTGGCGCATGGGCAAACCCCGAGGCGGTCACTTACGCGACAGAGCGTTATATGGCGGGCCGCAGCGCCGCTGAAGTCGCGCGCGAGCTGCGCGCCAAGTTCGGCATTATCGTCACGCGAAACGCCGTCATCGGCAAAATGAACCGCACCGGCGTCGCCCAAATACGGGCGCTGGAGCCGACCGCCCCAAAGCCGTCGCGGACAAACACCCGCTACACGGCGCCCGACGGCGTCAGGGCTCCCTCAGTGCGACGTACGCACAAGCGCCAGCCGAAGGCGCCGCACCAGCCTACGTTTAAGGTCGTCGTCGCTGGCAACGGCGCGACGTTCGTTCACGACACCCGGCCCGCCCGACTGAAGGTGACAACGCCCCCCGCTGACATCGCAGCCGCCCCCCGCCATTGGGAAAGCCGCCGATTCGGAGAGTGCGCCTTTCCGATCAACGACGACGTGACGGCCATTCAGTCCTGCTGCAACCCGTGCGGCGATGCGACCTACTGCCAGCAGCACAAGGCCATCATGACCGGCTCTATGCCGAAGTCTTGGGACAACTTCACGAAGCAGAAGTTCGCCAAGTGGGTGGCATGACCGAGCCCGCTAATTCCGCTTCGTCTTGTCGGGGGATTTGCCAAGCTAATGGCATGACCGCTTCCCCAACTTCCCCCGGCTTGCCTGCCAATCCCCCCGCCCCGTGGGTCAGTGTCGGTACAGCCGCATGGGCCGTCATCGCCAAGCTGAAGGTGGTTCATGATCCACGCGCTTGAAGCCGAGCTAGCCCTGATCGGGGCCGCGCTGTCTGACGCCGAGGCTTGCGTCGAGGAAATCGAGCGCGTTCGCCCGGAACACTTTTTCGACCCCGTGCATCAGCGGATCTGGGAAGCGACCCGGCGTCTATCGATAAATGGTCGGGCTGATGTCGTTTCGGTCGCTGAGCATCTCTCGCAGGATGCGGGTTTCGCCGAATGGGGCGGGCTTCCCATGTTGGGCGAGCTGTATGAGCGCGGCGCGGTGTGGACCGCCCAGGCTCACGCCGAAATCATTCTCGACCGCGCCGCACGCCGGGCAATTTCGTTTCTTGCCGAGGACGTTTCCAAAGCCGCGTTTAACACCGGCGAGGGGACTGCTGAGGAGGTTCTGGCGAGCCTTGAGCGCGGCGCCGCAGACATCGCCCGTGACGGCGTTTCGCGGGAGGCTTGGAAGCCTCTCGCCTTCGTGGCCAACGAAGCCGTCAGGATCGCCCGTGAGCGCCGTGGGATGCCCGGTTTGTCCATCGGGCTGTCCGAGGTGGACCGGATCACTGGCGGGCTTCGCAAGGGCCAACTGACGCTCCTCGCCGGTCGCCCCGGCATGGGCAAGTCCACCGCCGCCCTTCAGATTGCCAAGGCCGTTGCAGAGCAGGGGAAGGGCGTCGCGTTTTTCTCGCTGGAGATGACCGAGCCCGAGCTTGGCCTTCGCATGGCCTGCGATATGGCGTTTGACCCAATGCGCCCGGTTTACTCTGGCGAGGACGATAACCCGTCCTACTACAAGGCCGAATGGGGATCGCTGGACGACGCCCAATGGGGACGGCTGGAAAGCGCGCAGAGGGCCATGAGCAGCCTTCCCGTGCTGTTCGATACCCGCCCCGCGCTTACGTCCGCCCAGATCATGTCAGCGGCCCGCCGCATTGTTCGCAACTGGCGCAAGGCTGGTATCGAGCCCGGCTGCATCATCGTTGACCATCTGGGCCTCATCCGCCCCGACCGCCAGACCGGGAACAAGGTCTCGGAAGTCGCCGAGGTGTCGGGCGCCCTGCGCGAGATGGCCAAGGCACTAGAGGTTCCGATGGTGGCCCTTTGCCAGCTTTCCCGCGACGTCGAGAAGCGCGAGAGCAAGGACCGCCGCCCCGGCCTGAGTGACCTTCGCTGGGCCGGTGAGCTGGAGCAGGACGCGCATGTGGTCATGTTCCTGTATCGCCCGGAATACTACCTCAAGGCCCCCGAGCCGACCGGCGACGAGATCAACGACGACAACGCCTATGGCGCCTACGTCCGCAAGCTGGACCAGGTGCGTAACAAGCTGTTCTGGATCGTCGCCAAGAACCGCCAAGGCCCGACTGCCGAGGCTGAGACGTTCTGCCGGATCGATTGCAGCGCCATCCGCGACATTCGGAGGGCCGCATGAGCGCACCGCCCTACATGCCCTTCTACGTCGGCGACTATCTGGCCGACACCGGCCACCTGACGACCATTGAACACGGGGCCTATCTGCTGCTGCTTTCGACGATGTGGCGAGCGGGCGGAAGCCTTCCCGCCGATGACGTGAAGCTGGCCAGGTACACGCGCATGACCGCCGGTCAGTGGAGCCGCGTGAAGGGGACGATCCTGTCGTTCTTCGACCTCGAAAACGGGGAGATTACGCAGCGCCGTTTAACCCGCGAACTGACGAAACATAGCGAAGTCGTCAGACAGCGACGCGAAAGTGGTTCTCGCGGCGGGAAGGCTAAGGCGTTGAAAAATAACGATGTGCCTCTAGCAAATGCTGTAGCCGAGCTAAAGCAACCAGAACCAGAACCAAAGGTAGCTAAAGCTACCATATCGGATGCTAACGCATCCTCAGTCGCTGGAGGCGACGTTGAGGCGGCGTTTGCGGGCTGGAACCAACTTGCCGGAAGGCTTGGTTTGCGGGTGGCCAAGGATTTGACCCCCGAACGTCGGCGACACATCCGGGCTCGCCTAGCCTCTTGCGGCCTTGAGGGCTGGCGGGAGGCGTTGAGCGGCGTCGAGCGCAGCAGCCATTGCCGGGGCGAGAACGATCGAGGCTGGCGGGCCGATCTGGATTTTGTCTGCCAACCCAAGTCGTTCCAGCGGCTCCGCGAAGGCTTCTACGGCGGCGACGCGGCGACCGAGACCGCCCCCGACTGGGAAAACTTCCTCGCCACCTGGAGGGCCACGGGCCGCTGGCCCAAGTCGCTAGGCCCGCCGCCTGACCATCCCGAAACCCAAGTCCCCGAAACCCTGAGAGCAGCCTGACATGGCCTACGAACAACGCCCCGGCGACATCGCCATCTTTTTCGAGAAGTCCAAGACCAACGACAAGGCCCCCGACTGGAAGGGAACGGTCGTCACCCCCGATGGCCAGAAGCTGCAAGTGGCGCTTTGGAAAAAGTCGGAGACCATGTTGGCCGGCAAGGTCGAGGAGCCCCGCCAGCGTCAACAGGACGACGTGAGCCCGCGCCGCGACGCCCCGGCCAGCCGCGACCTCGACGACGAGATTCCGTTCTAGGCCATGACCCGCCCCGTCCCCGCTATCATCTTCCGCATGTCTGAAGCCCTCGACGCTGAGATCATCCGCCAGCGCCGGGGCGTGACCGGTCGGCCTTTCGATGCCCGGCTGGATCTCGACGCTGAACGGCTCGCCCGCGTGGCCTTTGACGTCTTTTGCGAGTGGATCGGCAAGGAAGGGTTCGCTCACGTTCACACATGGCTGAGGAGCCTTTTGCGATGACCCGCACGCCCCGCCGCAAGAGCCGAGTGGCCGACGCGCGACGCCTCAAACAGCTTCGAGAGCCTGCTGCCGAAAAGGAACAAGCTGAAGCCTTAGAGGTAGACCGGGGCATTCGCGAGACGATGCTTCTGGAACAAGGGCGCGGCCATGAGTTTGAGGCGCCGGTTGCCCAGCGAGGCGACGCGGGCCGCAAGCCCTACCGCCGCAAGTCCGGTCTCGATTGGCTGCTGTTCAAGGGGCGCCTGTCTGCGATCCAGATGCAGGCCGCCCTTCGCTATGGCGACGACTGGCGATCCGCCAACGACATCACGGTGCGGTCCTGCCTAAACGATGTGCGGGGAGGCGGCGACGAGACTACGCCGCAGCATATTCGGCTGTTTGCGGGCAACCGCCTCACGCGAGCCAGGATCGAAGGGCTTTGCGCTCACAAAACTCTAATTGCCCTTTGCGACCGGGTTTGCGGTCAAGGGGATCGCGTGCGGGACATCGCGCAAGGTGATGACGAAGTAACCGCAAGATATGAGGCCGCGCTTTGCATCGGCCTAGACCTTTTGGCCGCGCATTATGGTATGGTGACGACATGCGAAACACGCGATTCATTTACGTTATTGGCGATGGCGGCCCAGCCGTAAAGATCGGCGTCACGGATCGTTTAGCGGTTAGGCTTTCAAGCCTTCAGGTGGGCAACCCCAACGAGCTTGCGATCCTGTACGACAAGCGCGTGCTGTATCGGCTTGCGGAGTGCACAGAGTCAAAGGTTCACCAAAAGCTTAAGACGGCGCACCGTCGCGGCGAATGGTTCGAGGTGAGCGTCGAGACCGCAACGGCGACCATCGACGAGGTTTATCAGCACCTCTTGGATACGGTGGAGCCGCCCAAAGAGCCGGAAGGGCTTTTGGATTTGTCGCGCAATTCCGATTACGACATCGACGCGGCGGCGCCCGAAGCCATTGCCTGGTTCCGCACCTTGATGAATGAGCCAACCGGCAAAGAGTTTGCGGCCAAGATTTTGCAGGCCATCCAACGCGCCGACGGTAAGGCCGCTGCAATGGCGTTTCAGTACGAGATCGTCTGGCGTTCGCCGGTCTCGCGTGTCCTGCACCTTCGCCCCGGCGATCTGCGACAGGCCCACGCGGCGCTTTCCAAGGCGATCAACACGCTCTGTGATGTTTTCCGCGCCAGACGCGAACAATCGCTGCTTGACAAAATCCGGGGAATTGCTGCATAGAAATACCAACCTCCGGTCTTGCGCCTGTAGCGCAGCCCCGTTGAGTTTCGCGCCAACGCGCAACCCCCATCGCCCGACCCAGTACCGATCATCCCAATCACGCATCTGCACCTTGGCGGTCAGCGGCGGGCGAGACCCCATCAACACCCGACCATGCGCGGAGATGCGTCAATGGCTGGCTTGGGTAGCAAATGGGGCGACAAGGGCGGAACACCCCGCCTGCGAGGCCGAAGGGCCGTTGAACAGCGTAAGCGGCGATTGGCTTTTGAACCGCTCTGCCGAGACTGCAAGGCCAAGGGGCGCACCACCGCCGCCACGGTCCCTGACCACATCAAGCCCTTGGCACTAGGCGGGCCTGATACAGACGACAACATCCGCTGCCTTTGTGGCCCATGCCACGAGATCAGAACGCGGGAACAGTTCGGCTACAGGCAACGGCAGGCCATCGGAACCGACGGCTGGCCGCTCGACTAGGGACAGGCGATCACCGCCTCCCATGCCGAGTGATTGAGCTTGTAGACTGACGAGACCGTGCATCCCTTGGGATCGGCCCACTTGCGGGCAACGGCCATAAGCTCCTCCCGCTCAGCTTGTTCCATGCTGTAGTCCAGACCGCCAAGCGATAGGTCAGACTTAAGCGCGGCGGAGAAGGCGCGAGACGCAGGCGGAACGATAAGCACGGATTGATCTACCCGGTGGCGGATCACCTTGAACCGACCGCTAGGCACATCAACCAGCACAACGTCGGGACCAATCTGAGGCGGGTAAGAACCAACCCGACTAACGCCAGTCATGCACCCTGACAGGGCAAGGCAAGACAGGCCAACAACGACAACAGACCGCATGGGCTTTTCCTCAACCGCGTGTGTGCATACGCGCATAAGGGGAGGGGGAGGTCAAATCTCTGCGACTTTCGAGACGGAAACCGGCGTGCTTCCTGCGCAACTACAAACGGCCAGAAAAAAGGTTACAAGGTAACACATGGGAACGCGCGGCAAGAAGTCCGTGGCGGCCCTTTCGGTCGCGATGCCGGTTGGCGTTACGCAGAGGCCGGACGCGCCCTACGACCTGACGGACGAGCAATCGGAAGAGTGGTGGGCGGTGGTCAACCGGATGCCGGCTGACTGGTTTCCGCGAGAGACCCACGCCTTGCTGGCGCAGTACTGCCGCCATGTGGTGACGGCTCGCCGGGTGGCGCAGTTGATCGCTGACGCCGAGAACCCGAAGGCGAAGGGCGCGGGCCTGGACGTTGATGCTTACGACAAGCTGCTAAAGTTGCAGGAGCGGGAGGGCAGGGCGATGTCCTCGCTTGCCACGCGGATGCGGTTGACCCAGCAAACCACCTACGACCCGAAGCGCAAGAAGCCCATTGAGGCGAAGCGGCCTTGGGAAGCCTGACTAGAGGTCAGCGCAATGTGGCCTGGATTCAGGAGCATTGCCGCATTCCCGAGGGCAAGGACGTAGGCAAGGCGGTTCGGCTTCGCCCGTGGCAGGTTGATGCCATCTGCCGGATCTACGACAACCCGAACGGCACCCGCCGGGCCATCCTGTCGGTCGGACGCAAGAACGCCAAGACGACCTTGGCGGCGTTCCTGTTGCTGCTGCACACCTGCGGCCCGGAGGCCCGGCCTAACTCGCAGCTTAACAGCGCGGCGCAGTCCAAGGAGCAGGCGGCGATCCTGTTCAAGCTGGCAGGAAAAATCGTTCGCCTGTCGCCGACCTTGCAGCCTGTCGTGGTGATCCGCGACACCATCAAGGAGCTTTTCTGTCCCGAGTTGGGGACGCTCTACAAGGCGCTTTCTGCGGAGGCTTCTACCGCCTACGGCCTGTCGCCGGTGTTCATCGTCCACGATGAGCTTGGGCAGGTTAAGGGGCCACGCTCGGAGCTGTACGACGCGCTCGAAACGGCGGTCGGGGCGCATGAGGCGCCGCTGTCTATCGTCATCTCGACGCAGGCGCCCACGGATGCCGATCTGCTGTCGGTGCTGATTGATGATGCGCTGGCGGACAACGACCCTCGCGTGGTCCTGGTGCTGCACACGGCGGACCCGTTGGCGGACCCGTTCGATGAGGAGACGATCAAACAGGCGAACCCAGCTTACGGGGACTTCCTGAACGCGACCGAAGTGAAGGCGATGGCGGAAGACGCCCGCCGAATGCCGTCGCGAGAGGCTGAGTACCGCAACTTAATCTTGAATCAGCGGGTTGAGGTCAACAGCCCGTTCGTCAGTCGGGCGGTCTGGCAGGCCGGCGCGCGGCCCGTCAGTAGCTTTCAGGATCGCCCCGTGTACGGCGGGCTCGACCTGTCCGAGTGCAACGACCTGACCGCTCTGGTGCTGATGGCGCCGAACGATGACGGCAGTTGGGACGTAAAGCCGACGTTCTGGCTACCGGGCGACGGTCTGCCGGAACGGTCGGCTAAGGACCGCGTGCCTTACGACCAGTGGGCAAAGGAACGCCACCTGGAGACGACGCCGGGCCGGTCGATTGAATACGAGTTCATTGCTGCCCGGCTGCGTGAGGTGTTTGACCTGTACGACGTTCGGGCGATTGCGTTCGACCGTTGGGGTTGGCGCCATCTGAAACCGTGGTTGGCAAAGGCGGCCTTTTCCGAAGAGGAGCTGGCCCGGTTTGTTGAGTTTGGGCAGGGCTTCCAGTCGATGAGCCCGGCGCTGCGTGACCTTGAAGGCGACCTGTTGAACGAGCGGATCGCCCATGCGGGTCATCCGCTGCTGACCATGTGCGCGGCCAATGCGGTCGTGCAGAGCGATCCAGCGGGAAACCGCAAACTCACCAAGGCGAAGTCAAGAGGGAGGATTGACGGCATGGTCTCCCTGACGATGGCCCGAAGTGTGGCCGCTACCTTTGAGCCTGAGTTCAGCGCCCTGTCCCCTTGGGATGACCCCTCTTATTCGTTGGCGGTCGCATGAAGCTGTTCGGCTACGAGTTCGGCGGCGGCGATGGCCGTAAGGATGAGGAGCGCGTCATCACGTCGGTGACGGGCATGGAACGCCCTGGCTCCAGCATCCTGCAACTGATCGGCGTGACGAGCGCCACGCTGCCCACCGTCACGATTGACAGCGCGCTTTCGGTTCCGGCTGTGTCGGCGGCGGTGTCGTTCCTGTCTGGCAGCATGGCGAATCTTCCGCTGCACGCCTACCGCGCCAAGAAGGGCGGATCGGAACGGCTGAAGGACGGCGTTCAACGCCTCATGAATGAGGCGCCGAACCCGGAGTGGACGTCCTTTGGGATGCGCAAATACCTGTGGCAACAGGTGTTCACGGGCGGTCGAGGGCTGGCGTGGATCGAGCGCGACGGTTCCAAGATCGTCGCCATTTGGCCGATGGATCCCGGCGAAACGCAGATCACCCGCCTCGGTGGCCGCAAATTCTACAACTACGGCGGCAAGCGATACGAGGCTGCCGACGTAATCGACATCCCGTTTATGCTGAAGATCGACCAGCTCGGGTCTTATAGCCCGATCACGATGGGCGCGAAGGCTATCCAGCTCGCGCTGGCGATGAACGACTATGCGTCAGGGTTCTTTGCCGGTGGCGGTGTTCCTCCGTTGGCTCTGGTCGGGCCGATGCCTGCCGGGCCTGAAGCGGTCAAGCGGGCGCAGGCGGATATCAAGCGCGCGATCACGGCGGCTAAGTCCAGCGGCGATGCAGTGTTTCCGATCCCTGCCGGGTACGATCTCAAGCCGGTCGGCTTTGACCCCGACAAGGGCCAGATGACCGAGGCCCGGCGCTTCCAAATCGAGGAGTTCGCCCGGATTTGGAACCTTCCGCCGGTCTTCCTGCAAGACCTGACGCACGGGACGTTCAGCAACACCGAGCAACAGGACTTGCATTTGGTCAAGCACCTCATTGCTCAATGGGCCAAGGCTTTTGAGGAAGAGTGCAATCTTAAACTGTTCGGCCAGCGGCCCGGCGGCCTCTACGTTGAACACAATCTGGACGGCCTGATGCGCGGTGACTTCAAGTCGCGGATTGAGGGGCTGGCCCGTGGCGTTCAGTCGGCGATCCTAACGCCTGACGAGGCCCGCGCGCTGGAAAATCGTCCGCCGATGCCAGAAGGCGGCAGGCTCTACATTCAGGGGGCGACCGTCCCGCTCGGCTTGCAGCCGGTCACGAACAACGGAGGGGCGAATGACCCTGGAAACTCGGACGCTAACCCGTCCGGTTGAGGTCCGCGCCGCTGGTGACAGTGGGCGGACCATCGCCGGTTACGCAGCCGTTTTTAACAGCACGGCGGATATCGGGGATAGCTTCCGCGAGATCATCGCGCCTGGGGCCTTCGCGGGCACGCTGGGCGGGGATGTGATGGCCCTGATTGGCCATGACCGCAACCGCGTGCTGGGCCGCACCACGGCGGGAACCCTGCGGCTCCGCGAGGACGACATGGGGCTGGCGGTCGAGATTGACCTTCCCGACACCACGGACGGGCGAGACCTTGCAGTGCTGATCGAGCGCGGCGACGTGTCGGGAATGTCGTTCGGGTTTGTCGTCACGAAACAGCGGTGGGATGAGACCGGCCCGGTTCCGACGCGGACCATTGAGGCGGTTGATCTTCGGGAGGTCACGGTCACGGCGTTCCCCGCCTATGACGACACCTCCATTGCGCTGCGCTCGCTGGACGACGCCCGCAAGGAACACCGCAAGCATCACAATCAGTCGGGCTATTCCCTTCGGAAAGCCCGCACCGAGATGACCCTTCGGGGTCTGTAACCTCCCACGCGACCGCGTGAGGCCGGGCCGGGCTAGATCGGTCAACCGCAGCGTCGAGACGACGCCGCACCTCCCATAGATGGAAATTCTACCATGAGCACTGAACTGCACGAGAAGCGCGGTCGCCTCGTTACCGAAGCGCGCGCCGCCCTGGACGAGATCAAGGGCAACACTGACGAAAGCCGCGCCGCCGAACTGGAAGCGCGTCACGACACGATCCTGGCCGAGTTCGACAAGACCGAGGCCCTGATCGAGCGTGAGCGCAAGGTGGCCGCTCTTGAGGCCCGCGCCGAAGAGCAGCGCGCCGCGCAACGCCCGATCCCCGGTGACGCCGAGGCCCGCGCGCAAGACGTTCAGGGCAAGCCGGAATATCGTGACGCCTTTGTCGCGCTGGCCCGCGCTGGCTTTGACCCGCAGGAAATCTCGCCGGAACTTCGCGCCGTCCTCAAGGCCGGTGTGACGGAACTTCGCGCTCAGACCACCACGGTCGGCGCCGGCGGCTACACCGTCCCCACCGATCTGGCCAACGCAGTTGACAAGACCCTGAAGGCTTGGGGGCCGATGTACAACGAGGACATCTGCACCGTCATCACCACGTCGAGCGGCAACCCGCTGGACTTCCCGAAGGTCGATGACACCGCCGTGGCCGTTGCCCAGCACTCCGAAGCTGCGGCGATGACCGACGACGGCGGCGTGGACGCCACGTTCACCAAGCTGACCCTCGGCGCCTTCGCCTACGACACCGAGTGGGTGCAGATTTCGATGGAACTGCTGCAAGACAGCGCCATCAACATCGAGCAATTCCTCGGCGAACTGCTGGGCGAACGTCTCGCGCGCCGCGTCAACAGCGAACTGACCGTGGGCGACGGCACGGGCGACCCGCTCGGCATCGTCGCGGCTTCGACCTTGGGTGTTACCGCCGTTTCGCAGACGGCGGTGACGTTCGATGAACTGCTGGACCTCTACCACTCGGTGGACCCGGCCTATCGCGCCTCCCCGAAGGCGCGCTGGATGTTCAACGACACCACCCTGAAGGCTATCCGCAAGCTGAAGGGCGGCGACGGCCAGTACATCTGGCAGATGGGCGATGTCCGCACGGGCGCCCCCGGCACGCTGTTCGACAAGCCGTACTCGGTGAACCAAGCCTGCGTGAACGGCGCGACCGGCACCAAGCCCATCGTGTTCGGCGACTTCGGCAAGTACTACGTCCGCAAGGTCGGCGCTCCGGTGATCGGCGTGCGGCGTGAGTATTACTGGCCGAACATCGGCCTGGCTGGCGTGGTTCGCCTCGACGGCGATCTGATCCAGACCGGCGCCGTGAAGCACTTGATTCAGGCGTGATCCTAACCGGGGCGGGCTTCGGCCCGCCCCTCCATCTCCAGATGAAAGGCTAGGACATGTCCTACATTCAAACCGGCTACCGGAACGAAGACGGCGTGATCGTCACCCAAGGCCAGACTGCGGTGACGCAGGCGAGCAGCATCACCACGGGCGTCACGTGCGACGCCTACACGGGCGTTATCACCACCGTCTCGCAGACTGTGGCGGGCGGCGCTGAAGCTGAGTTCACCGTGACCAACGCCAAGGTTGCGGCGACTGACGTGGTTGTCGCTTCGATCAAGACGCACACCTCGGCGGGTGACTTCATCGTGGCGGTTTCGGCCATCGCGGCGGGCAGCTTCAAGCTGCGGCTGACCAACCTTCACACCTCGACGGCGGGCAACAACGTCCTCGTCATCAACTTCTTGGTGTTGAAGGCCACGGCCTGATGCGACTGCGGATGCTGACGGGCATTGCCGGGGCCGATTTTGTCGTCAACCCCGGCGAGGAGACCGAGCGTTTCAGCGGTGATGAGGCTACGCGCCTTGTCGCCGCTGGATACGCGGTTCCTGTCAGCGACGAGATTGTGGAGCGCGCGGTAAAGGCTATCGCGCCGGAACGTCGGAAGGGGAAATCCTGATGTGGCGTCCGGTTATTGTCAGCACGGCGGCGACTGAGGAGCCGGTTCTTTTGGCCGAAGTGAAGCAGGCGCTTCGCATCGACGCCGAAGACGAAGACACGCTGATCGAGCGTCACATCAAGGCGGCCCGCGCTTATGTCGAGAACTACACCGGAACGCGGCTGGTCACGCAAACGCTGACCTTGCGGACGGATGACTGGGCGGATCTGGAAAGCCTACAGATTGCGCCACTGTCGAGCGTCACCAGCATCACTTACGTTGACGTAGACGGCGCGACGCAGACCCTAGCGACGTCGGTCTATGAGGCCCGGCTATACGGGTTGGAGCCGTCTATCGTCCTCAAGTACAATCAAACGTGGCCGACAATTCGGGTCGGCTCGCAAATCACGGTGACGGTCGTGGCGGGCTACGGCGCCGCAGCCGCAACGCCGCCGGAAATCTTCCACGCTATTTGCCTGCTGGTGGGCGACTTTAACCGCTTCCGCGAGACGGCGCAGGTCGGCAGCGTGTCGGGCAAAATCCCGATGGCGGCAGGCGTTGAGGCGCTCCTCGAAAATCATCGAAAGCACCTGATCTAATGGACGCTGGCGCAATGGATCGCCGCCTCGCGATCCTGCAACCCGTCGAGACGACCAACAGCTCTAACGAGGTGGTGGACACGTTCACGGCGCTGACGACGGTGTGGGCCGAAAAGCACGACATCAGCGACGGCGAGAAGCTGCGAGCGCAGGAGGTCGGGTCTTCGATCACGACGCGCTTTCGCATCCGGTGGTCTGAGGCGCTGTCAGCCATGACGCCGAAGTGGCGGGTGCGGCTAAAGGGTCGGACTGCCGCGCAGGATCGGGACTTCGAAGTTACCGGCCTGAAAGAGATCAACCGCCGCGAGGGTCTGGAGATCACCGCGACCGCGAGGACCGATCAGGTCAAGCTCTACGAATAGGCGACGCCATGAAAATCTGCATGACCACGGACCTGATGGGGCCGGAAGAAACCTTGCGCGCTGGCGAGGAATACGAACTCGCGGACCAACGGGGCGTCAGCCTTGTCAACGCCGGTTACGCGGTGGCGGTGCATCCGCCGTCCGAAGACGACGAGGCGCCGGGCGAGGTGGTCGAGGACGCCCCGGAACCCGCCCCGGAACCCGAGACCCCGGCTGAAGAAGAAACTCCTCCCCAGGCCCGCCGCTTTAAGCCGCAAGCCTGACCCCTGCATCACGAAGGATATAACCGATGGCTGATCTGAGCGTTACGGCAGCGAACTGCGTTCCGGTCGCGGGCGCCCGCATCGATTACGGGATTTCGGGCGGCACGCTTGCCGCTGGCAAGCCCATCTACCTCGAAGCCTCCAGCAACACCTGGAAGCTGGCGGACAACAACGCCGCGACCGAAGAGGTGCGCTGGGCGCGGGCTCTGTGCCTGACCGGCTCCTCGGCTGGCCAGCCGGTCGCCTACATGCGCGAGGGCGACGTGACCCTCGGCGCCACGATGACGGCGGGAACAACCTACTTCCTGTCGGACACGGCGGGCGGCATTTGCCCGGCGGCTGATCTGGCCTCTGGCGAATACCCGTGCGTGGTCGGCGTCGCGAACTCAGCGACCGTTCTGCGTCTCGGGTTCAACTACTCCGGCGTCTCGCTCTGATGAAGTTCAAGGTCGAGGGGCTGCGTGAGTTAGACGCAGCCCTTATGACCATGAAGCAATCGACGGCGCGTGGCGTTGTTCGCCGCACGCTGTTGACGGCGGCGCAACCGATAGCCGACGACATGGCTAAGCGGGCGCCCTCGCCGGGCAAGTACGGCACGGGATACCTGGGCGACCACATCGACACCGGCATCCGGCTTTCCCGTCGCCAACGCAGCGTGAGCCGCAAGGAAAGCGACGTGGAGGTCTATGCCGGGGCGACGCGGGTAGATCAGGCGGTGTTTCAGGAGTTCGGGACCATCGACCACGCGGCGCAACCGTTCGCCCGTCCCGCATGGGATGCCGGCAAGCGACAGGCCCTTGAAGACGTGAAGACCGGGCTTGCGGAAGAGATCGCCAAGACGGCGGCGCGGGCGGCCAAACGAGCGGCGAGGGGCAAATGATAGACGCGCTCATCGCCTACCTGCTGGCCTATACGGCAATCACTACTTTGACCGGCCAGCGTATCCGGCCTGTCGTGCGTAAGCAGGGCGACATCCCGCCTTGCATCGTGGTGGCCCCTATTATCTCGCTGGGCAACTACTCCACGAACGCGCCGACGGATCTTTACGAAACCCGCGTGCAGATCGACTGCTACGGGCTGACGTTCAACCAGGCCGACACGCTGGCAAAGGCTGTCCGGCGCAGGCTGAACGGCCAGCGGTTCACGACCGGCGGCGTAGATTTCCAAGGGTTGTTCCTAACCTCGCTCCGCAGTTCTTACGAGGCGGCGGACGCTGACCAGCGCATTCACCGCGCGAGTATTGATTTTCGGGTCTGGCACTCAGAACCGAACGCCTGAACCGCCCTTTGGCAAGGCGATCCGCCCCGTCGTGAAGACGCGGCCATCCCATAGATGGAGCCTACCCAATGGCCACTACTGCCATCGTCGGCAACGGCACGACGGTCCTGCTGGACAACGCCGCCGGAAGCCCTACCTCCGTTGGCGAAGTCGTCGCCGTGACCCCCATCGCCGTCAGTGGCGGGACCGCTGATGCGACCCATCTGGGTTCGGGCGGCTGGCGCGATTTCATCGCCACGATCCGCGATGCGGGCGAGGGCGCGCTGACCCTGAACTGGATTCCGGGCGATGCGACCGACGTGCTTCTCCGCACCGCTGCCGGCGATGGTCTGGTCCGCACGCTGAAGGTCACGGCGCCAAACACGAAGTTCATCCAATGCGAGTGTTTCGTGACCGCCTACGAGCCCGGCGAGATGACCCCTGAGGGCAAGATGGAAGGCTCCATCTCCGTCAAGTTCACCGGCTCGCCGACCTACGGGTGATAGATGGCTAACCCCGTGAAAGGCGAAGTGGCGTTTGAGGTCGAGGGCCGGGATTACAAGCTGGTCCTCGACTTCAACGCGCTCTGTGAGGTCGAGGACGTGCTTGGCGCGGACGGCATGGACCTCGCGCGACCCAAGGCCATTCGCGCGATCTTTTGGGCGTCCCTGCTGCGGCATCATCCAGACGTGACGGTGCAGGACGCGGGCGACCTGATCGGCGCGCTCGGCCTGGAGCGTGCTGGCGAGGTAGTTGCCGAAGCCATGAACCGCAGCGGCCTTGCGGGAGGTGACGGCCAAGCCGCCGCAAACCCTCAGAAGGTGGCGGCGCAGGCTTCGACTTCGAAGAGGCGCTAGGGCTCTGGATCGAGCTTGGCGGGGATAGCGACGCCTTTTGGCGTCAGACCCCCCGCCGCTTTCGTCACTGGCTGGATAGCCGCCTCAAAGCCTCCATCGCCGATCACCGCCACAGGGCGTGGATGGTCTGGACCGGCGAGCATTTGGCGCGGGTCAAGACGCTCCCTGCGTTTGAGCGGTTCGTCGGGAAAGACCCGATGAAAAAGAAACAAACCCCCGAGGAAATGATGGCGATCCTGTCTGAACTCGTGGGTGGACCACCGGAGGCCGAGGCATGACGAACGCCGTAATCGGCGCGCTCCGTGTGGTCCTCGGGGCCGATACCGCAGCTTTTGAAAAGGGGCTGGACGGCGCGCAACGCACGCTTAACCGCTTCAATAAGGACATGCAAAAGCTGTCCGCGAAGTTTGCGGGCGTCGGGCAGTCGCTCACCATTGGGCTGACTGTCCCGATTGCGGCGCTGGGCGCCACGCTTATGCAGGGGGCCAAGGACGCGGCGCACGCTTCCGGTCAGGTCGAGGCCGCGCTGAAGTCGATGGGCGCCGGCGGCGGCAAGTCGCTAGAGGGGCTGAAGAAGCAGGCCGAAGACCTTTCGGCGACCTCGCTGTTCGACGACGACGCCATTCTGACGAAGGTGACGGCCAACCTGCTCACCTTCGGCAACGTGGCCGGGGATGTGTTTGACCGGGCGCAACAGGCGATTCTTGACGTGTCGGCGCGCATGGGCGGCGACCTTCAGTCTGCAACGCTGCTGGTCGGCAAGGCGCTCAACGACCCGGCCAAGGGTCTCACGGCGCTTCGTCGCACGGGCATCCAGTTTACCGCCGAACAAGAGAAGATGATTAAAAGCATGGTCGCGGCGGGTGACGCTGCGGGCGCGCAAGCGGTCATGCTGAGCGAGCTTGAGCGGCAGTTTGGGGGCGCGGCCAAGGCGGCGCGCGACGCTGACCCGCTGGCCGGCGCGATGCTAGATTTGAGCCGCGCGATGGGCGTGCTTGAGGTGGCCATTGCGCCCCTTGCCGTGAAGCTGGCCGGGTTCGTTACCGGCATTGCAAACGCCCTGAACGCCATGTCCCCGGCGGCGGCTAACTTCGTCCTGATCGGCGGCCTGATCGCAGCCGCTATAGGTCCGATCATCATCGGCGTTGGGATGCTGATCTCTGCTGTCGGGACCATCGCCGGCCTTCTCGCCGGGCCTGCGGTCGCGGCGCTGGTCGCGTTCCTGGCGCCGTTTGCTCCGGTCATTCTCGCGGTCGGCGCGCTGATCGCGGTGTTCGTCCTGTTCCGCAAGCAGATCATGCCGGTTTTGGAGGAGTGGGGCGCGACGGTCGCCGAAGTCCTCGGCCCGAAAATCACGCCGTTGATCGAAGCAGCCAAGGCGCTGTTCGCCTCCCTTGGCGCGGCGCTAGTCGGGCTGTTCGGAAAGGGCGGTTCGCTCGAAGGGCCGATGCAGTTTTTCCTCGATGTGGCGACGCGCGTTTTTAATGGCGTGGTGTCTATCGTCGGGACGCAAATCGACGTCCTGACCGATATCCTGAATGCGCTCGCCGCTCTGTTCCGTGGCGATTTCTCGGCCATGTTTGGGTATCTGAAAGACGCCGCCGTGACGATGGCCACGGGCATTGTGCGCGCCTTTGCCGCCATGTTCCCCGACGTCGTGTCGTGGGTCCAGAAGACCTGGCAGGGCGTCAAGACGTGGCTGGTCGATAAGTTCTCGGAGATCGTCGGAGCGGTTCAAAAGAAGATCGCCGCTGTCACCGGGTTCTTTAAGGACATGTGGGATGCGGTGGTGGGGCATTCCTATGTCCCCGACATGGTGGACGGGATCGCCGCTCACTTCTCCCGCCTCGATAAAGAGATGGTTAAGCCCGCTCTGGATGCCACGGCGAAGGTCGAGGCGGCGTTCGGCAAGATGCAGGATCACGTCGGCATTACCCTGCCCGGCATCGGCGGCAAGCAAAACCCGCGCGGCCCTAACGCGCCGGTCAACGACAACGGCCACGGCGGCGCTTCGCCTGATGTGAGCATCTTCGGCGGCAAGGTCATGTCAACTGAGCGGGTCGAGGAGCTTCGCGCTCAGTTCGTGTCGTTTGGTCAAAGCTTCACCGATGCTGTCCGCGCCGGTCGGCTCAAGGATTTCTTTGCCGACGTGGCTAATCAGTTCGTTGATAAGCTGATTAACCAGGGTCTCAACAGCCTGTTCAACGCGATGGGCTCCTCCGGTGGTGGCGGCGCGGGCAACTGGATCAGCGCCATTGCCAGCATCTTTACGGGCGGCAACGCTCCGGGCTTTGCGACCGGCGGCTCATTCACGGTCGGCGGATCGGGCGGGACCGACAGCCAGCTTATGCGGTTCTGGGCGACGCCCGGCGAGATGGTCAACGTCTCCCACGGCGACGCGGCTAACGACCGTGGCGGGCGAAGCACTAACGTCTTCGACATGCGCGGCGCCGTGGTTACGCAAGACCTGCTCAACCAGATGAACCAGATCGCCGCGCAGGGTGATGCCCAAGTCCTCGGCGCCGTCGCCCGTGAGAAACAACGCGGCGACAAGGCCAGCCGCTACACGGTGGCGAGGGCGCGGCGATGAGCGTCACGCTTCCAACTAGCCCGCCGCCCCGGTCCATCACGCCCCGGCTGGTCACGGTTCGGGCTGACCTTCGCCCGGCTTTTGGCGGGGCTACGCAGCGCATCGCGCGGGCGGGCTCCCATTGGGCGTTCGACGTCGAGATGCCGCCCATGTCCCACGCTCAGGCGCTGGATTGGGTCAACATTCTGGACGAAACCGACACCTGCATCCTTCGGCTCCCTGAGCCGGGCATCACCATCGGATCTCCGGGAACGCCGCTGGTCAACGGTGCGACGCAGACCGGGACGTCGCTCATCACCGATGCCTGGACGGCGAGCTACCCCATCCCCAAGGGCAAGTTTATCGGCGTGTCGGTGTCGGGGCTTCAGTACCTCTACCAGACCACGACGGCGGTCACGGCGAGCGGGGCGGGGGCGGCGACGCTGGCACTGCGTCCGATGCTTCGCGCGTCACCGGCTGACAACGCCGCGCTGATTATCAACCCCGCCACGGTCGAGGGGTTCGTAAGCCTGCCCGACGGGGCGATGAACATTAGCGTTAACCGTCTGGTCGAGGGTCTGACCTTTACGCTTGAGGAGCGGCGATAGTGGACGCCACACTCAAAACCGAGTTTCAGGCGGCGGGCCTCACGACCTTCACCGCCGTCTCTATCGCGCTATCCGGTGGGACTATCTACCTCGTTTCGGGCGGGGCTGACATCACCATCGCCGCGCAACTCTACAGCGCATATAACACGACCTACGGCGCCCTTGGTGAAGTGGACATCATCAACGACGGCATCGACGGCCAGACCACGCGGGCGACCATCACCCTGCACCCGCCGTCGTCGGCGGCAATCGCGGCACTTGCGGCGACGGCAGAGCAAGACGCACGGGTGTTCGTGTACCAGGGCGCGGTCAACACCGCGACCGGCGCGAGCATCGGCACGGTCGAAACCCTGTTCCGGGGCGAGCTGGATTATCCGTCGCTGTTCGTCGGCGAGGCCGGTTACGCGCTGACCCTGGAATGCGGGACTGAAGAGGCCCGGCTGCTAGAGCGCAACGAAGAACGCAAGCTGGTAAACACGTTTCATCAGGCGTGCTTCTCCGGCGAGCTGGGGCTGGAGAAAGTCACGGCGCTGGTCCGCAAGGTTTACTGGCGAGCGACGGCCCCTACCACAGTTGTCGCCACAAGCCGTCCGCGCGGGCCTGGTGGGCGGTCCTGATGACGCCTCCTATCGTTCTCCGCAGCGAGGCCGCGCAAGCCTGCATTGACCGGTTCAGCGGAAAGGCGATGGCGTGGGGCAAGGTCGATTGCGCCAAGATCGCGGCGCATAACCTGCGTCATCTCGGCATCGCTACGTCATTGATGAAGGGCGCCGTCTACACGTCCGAGATGGGCGCGGCGAAGGAATTGCGGGCGCGCGGGTTTAACGGCCTTGGCGACGCGATGGACGCGATCGATCGGGTGTTTCGCATTCCGCCTGCGATGGCCACAACGGGCGATGTGATCGGGCTGGCGTGCGAGGGCTCGCTTTGGGACATGGCGCTGGTCGTGTCGGTGGGCAACGGGCGCGTGCTAGGGATTAAAGACGGGCTTTGCGCTGTCATGCAGCCCGACATGAACCAGGCGCTTGCGGCGTGGAGGTGTAACCCATGCCGCAGGTAGCTGCCGCCGCTGCGGCGTTTATCGTTAGCGCCGTGGGCGCAACTGGCGCCACCGCTGCGATTATCACGGCAGGCGTTAACTTGGCTGTGGCCGCCGCAACGCAGGCCATCATTTCGTCAATAACTCAGGCCATCACCAAGCCCGACGTTGCGGCTGCGGAGGGCCGTCCTACCGAATGGGCGGCAGACCCTAACGCGGCTATCCCGTTCGTTCTGGGCCGTCGCGGCCTGTCGGGCGTCATCGTTCACCGCGACACCTACGGCGCCGACAATCGCTTTCTGGCCAACGTCACCGTCTACAGCGGCGGCGGTCCCATCAACGCTTATGGCGACTTCCTGGTGGACGGGGCGACGGTCTCATTCACCGGCGAGGCCATGAACGGCTCGCCCGCCGGTCGCCTGTATCGCCAGACCAAGTTGGGCGACCAGCCTGACACCGCGTTGACCTCGCCGACTGTCTCGCCAGCCGCATCGCTGAGTGACTGGGGAGCGTCGCACAAGCTGTCCGGCTACGCCTGTTCGATGATTACGTTGCAGCAGGACGGCGACTTCAAATACTGGCCTGCCGGTATCCCGAGGACGTTGCAGGAAATACAGGGGATCAAGTCGTGGGACCCCCGGCTGGATAGCACGTGGCCGGGCGGGTCGGGCTCCTGTCGCCTCGCTACGCCGTCAACCTGGGTCTATTCGACTAACCCCATCATCAACGCTCTGAAGTGGGCGCTGGGCATCAAGCACAACGGCGTGCTTGTCGGCGGCATCGGCTCGTCGGTGGACGGGATCGACGTGGCGGCGTTTATCGCGGCGGCCAACGTGGCGGACACCAATAGCTGGACGGTTTCGGCGGTCGCCTACTCTGACGCGCCGTCGGGCGACGACAAGTATCAGGTACTTGAGGCGCTGTTGCAGGCGGGCGGGGCGGTTCCCTCTCGCAAGGCTGGCAAGATCAGTTGCGTCTCTCGTGCGGCTAACCCGTCGTCGGTCGTCACCATCACGGCGGCGGACACGGCGGGGCCGTTTGACTTCCGGGCTGGGGCGTCCCGTGAAGGCCGCATCAACACCATCATCCCCCGGTGCGTTCAGGAAGCGCACGAGTGGGAAATGGTCGATCTAGAGCCTGTCACCAGTTCCACCTACGTCACCGAAGACGGCGGGGCGACGCGCTCGCGTGGCGTAACGTATGCCTATGTGGCCAACGCCGACCAAGCCGCTCAGCTTGCCGCCTACGACATCGCCGACAGCCGCGAGGGCATCACCGGGACCATCACGCTAAAGCCCTACCTTCGCGACCTGGAGCCGGGCGACGCCTTCACCATCAATGAAGACGGGTTCGCGCTGGCCTCTCAAAAGTGCCTCGTTCTGTCGCGGTCTTATGACCCGGCGCGGGATGTGGTGACGGTCACGTTCCGCAGCGAAACGGCTGGCAAACATGCGTGGGCGCTGGGCAAGACGGGCGTGGCGCCGTCCAGCCCGACGCTCGGGACGGTTGACCCCGCGACGGTCCCGACGCCGGATGTCGCGAACTGGTCTGTAACTACCCCGACCAATAGCTCGCCGGTTCTGCTGTTGAGCGGAGCGGTTCCCACGTCCGTAAACGTCAGCAAGGTCATAGTCGAGTACCGCGAGGACGGGTCAACGGACTGGCGGACGTTTGGCGAACTGGGGCCGTCCACCATCGGGGCGGAACTGGCCGGGCTTACGGCGAACACTGACTACGAGATTGCGGTTTCATACCGCAACACCTTCGGTGCGCTCGGTGATCGCCTTGTCCTGGCGCCGGAAACTACCGGCTACCTTGCGGGCGGCGACTTGGCCGATAGCAGCGTCAACTCACCGTCCGTCAATACGGGCGCACTCACCCGCATCACCGCTGACCAGTCCGTGGGTACGTCGGTCACGATTATTTCGGCGGGTGGCAGTCCAAACAGAGTACTAATCAAGACGATGGATTTCACCATTGACCGCAGTGACAGCAAGATCACGGCGATGATTAACTTCAACTACGAATCCAGCAACTCAAACATTTCAAACGTCTACGTCAAGGTCGGAACGACGGCTCCAACGTGGAGCGGGTCGGTTATGACAAACGCGGACCTGACGTATCCGGTCTCTGCCTACAGCGGACCAGCAACGACGTTCATCATTCTCACTGGCCTATCGACGGGAACCAATACCCTTGAGGTATGGGCCAACTCGGTTGGCTCGGGCTCGCACAGCAACGTGGCCGTGAACCCATACTTTCAGGTCATTGAAAACAAGAGGTCGGCGTGAAGTGGTTTCGCGTCATGGCTGACGATGGGCGCATCGTCGGCATAAGCGAGATGTCAGAAGGCGATGCCATTCGCAATCTTCCGCGCGGCCAGCTTCTCATTCCGCACGATCCGGCGGTTCCGCTTCATCATCAATGGCGGGACGGCCAGTGGGTCGAGATTGCCGCACTCGAAGATCGGGCCGGTGATTATCTGTTCATGCGGCGGTCTGGTTACGACCTTGGCGCTCAGGTCGGCGCGCTGATGAAAGTTGTCGAGGCGTTGCTGTCCAAGCCCGATCTGGCGGCGGCTTTGCCTGAAAACGTCAGGGCCGAGTTTACGGCTCTGGCTGCCCATAACGCTGCCCTCAAGGCCGCGCATCCCAAGCCCTAGCCCGGTAGGAATCCGTTATGACCGCTACTCAGCGCGCCGTGGTCGATGATTTCGGCAACATCAACGTGCATGGCCGATCGGCTCTACAGGTCGTCTGGAAAGTTAAGGACGCGGAAGGAGCGTTCTTAAACATCTCAGCAAGCGATCTGTTCATCGAGATTGCGGGCTCAATTCGCGTTGCGCTGACCGCTGGTGAGGATGATTACAGCCGCAAGCTTAGCCTTACGCGCGCCCAGATCGCGGCGCTGCCCCTAAATCAGCCGTTGAGCTACGCG